AACGATTTTTCCGAAATCAATATTGATTCGATTGTCGAAGAGAGATCCTATGATATGTCTGTAATGGGTGACTTTGAAAGTTACCTAAAGCAGAGATTCACAGATCTTAAATTCCTAAACAGTGCTAAGGATTATCCTCAAGCTGAGATGGATATAAGAACATTCTCAAACGGGCCAAATGGCGTTAAACGTTACTTGTCCGCTGATAAAGAAGCTTACACTCTTTTTAAATCAGACCAATGGGAAGATTTTAAGAGGTTAGCTGAATTGACAAATCAAATGCATTTAACTTCTTTAATAGAAAATATTAGCCGAGAACTTGAATTATCTTTAGTTCCTAAGGAACTTGATAAAATTTTACGTGATACTTATCTCTTTAAAATCAAGGCTGTGCCTGATTCTGGAAATAAGTCCCGTACCATAGCTATGGCAAATTTCTGGATACAGAAACTGCTAGAACCAATGGTAAAGAATATACGAGATGTAACTAATCAGTTACATCCAGATACATGTTCTGTAATGGACCAACGGAAAGGTTTTCTTCATCTGAAGGAACACCTTAATGAAGGTATCAAGTGCTATGATGCTACAGCTTGGACGGATACGTTCCATGCTGATTGGCAGAAGGCTGTATTGAATCCTATTTTAGGTGACGAAATAAGCGCTTTATGGTTTAAGCTAGTTTGTAGATGTGAATTTTCGATTTCTAGGAAAAAGAAAATAACATATGCAACAGGGCAAGGAATGGGGATCAATGGATCCTTTGACATTGCTACACTAGCAACACAGGAGCTGATTACTTACTTTTACTCGATTAAATACCCTTCTTTATTGAAAGAACTCCAAGAAGCAAATATGCTTAAGAGTTTATTCTCAGAGGTGGGAGATGATCTATGGGTCTATGACCCAGACGATCACTTCTTGAACTTTTACCGTGACTCGATAGGGATTCCTATCAATCTTGGTAAATCAAAAATAGCTTCCGTTTCTAATCGGCGAGCTGAATTTGTGTCAAGAAATATTAATTTTGGAAAAGAAGTAAGTCGTTTCTCGTTCAAATTGTGTCTGGAGGCTGAAAAGAATTATTTTCATATTCCAACACTTTACGATCACGTAATTGAACGTTGTGATTACATCGACAGTGATCTCTTTATTAAGAGATTAG